TCTAAGTGGCTTTTCTCGAACCTTCCATGCGATGATGGAAACGCTCCAGACCACCCTTCTAGCTTAAAAGCTGGTGCAGATAAAATGCGATGAGTTTCCTCACCACAATCACACACAAGACTTGTTGACTCATAATCAACAAATCTCTCTGTCTTATGCCCGTTTATACAGGCAAATTCATACATTCTTCTCATTTAAGTCCTCAAATGCTCTTTCGCTGACTTGTTTCAAGTTTTTCAGCCAAATTAGTATTGAATACTCACCTTTTCTGAATTGTAGACTTTTTTCGTCTGCAATTGTTGAGATATTATTCAAAGGTTCAATCATTTTGTCAACATCTTCCATTAAATCTACCCACCCTTGAGTGGACATCATGGAAAATCTTTCTTCGTAGTACTTTTGAAGCTCTGGGTTCATTGTCTAGTCATCTGCTTTTCAACAATCTTAGCCTTGTTCTGAATATCGGCTTCTTTAAGCATCAATTCAGCAACTTTGACACGCTTATCAAACTCTTTTGAAGCCAAAGCATCGTCAGTAGGCAGGTTCTTGGTGTTAGCCGCCATACTCTTAGCTTGCAACTCAATAGGCATCAATTGCGCTTCAGTCAATAACTTTTGCGCTTCAGCCTTGTTCTGCTCTGCTTGCGTAGTTTGGACTGCAATCTGCGCTTGAGCCAGTTGCATAGCCAATTGTTGTTGCATTTGAGCCGCTTGTTGAGCCTGTGGATCAGCAGTAGCCATCTTGTCTAGCATCTCGATCAACTCAAATCTGTTTGACAGAGAAGAATTAGCCATGATGCCCTTCAAAATGATAGGCAAAACAGGTGTATTAGGGCCAAGAGTCTGGAGTAGCGCAATGAACTGTTGTTGCTCATGCTCCCTAGCAATGATACCGAGTGCTGCCGTAGGAATGAACTTCATGTCCACAGTAGGGTAACGCTCTGGATCGAACTGCATATAGCGGTAGGCGGCTTTGGTGATAAAGGGGATCATAAAATCCTCTTGGAAATTCACCAAGGTACGCTTGTATTTCTTGATAATCGAGGCAGTAGCCATCGAAATACCGCCCTGACCCGCATCTCTGGAAACAGCAGTAACCATTCCCTGTGAGTCAAGAGTGCCTGTTGCCATCAAAAGCATACGCTCAAACTCTTTAGCAGTTGTCAGGTTAGAACCATCAGTATTGCCGAACTTGAACGGGAACAGAATCTCATTGGGATTGCCGTTTGTCAGGATTGCTTTACCTGGCTTAACTTCAAACTTAGCACCCCTTGGTAGGCGGGTAGCATCCATAGCCATCATTGGGCTAGTTGTGAGAGCTAGTGAATCTAAGTGTGAACGAACTTGGGCATCTATAGCTTTTTGTGAGTTGTAAGCCTTCTCAACAGTACCACGACCCAACAAGCGATTAGGAACTGTATCGTCCTGATAAGCAAGGATTGGGCGATCCTTCATCATGTATGGGTTCTTTTCTGCCTTCAGAAGAGTCCCATCATTTGCGATAACTACGATAGCCTCAACCATATCGGAATACTCATCCTGAATACTGTCTTCAGGGAATAAGTCTTCTACTTCGCCATCTTCTTCGTTTTCTAGTTGTTCAAGATACTCTCTAGGAACTAAACCATAGTAGGTCAAAAGTTTAACTTTATCGTCTTCGTACTGGGAGACTTCTTGTGTAGGCTCTAAGTCTGTATCCATAGAGTCAGTACCGACCTTTACCTTGCGGTAGATGCCTTCTTCTTGACCTTTAACGATCTTGTGGATAGAGACATACTTCTCAATAGCAACACCCATACAGTCATCAATAGATGTTCCATTGGGGTCAAACAGGAAGTTACGGGGGTTTACAGGAACAATTTTGACTGCAATGCGGTCTTGTTCTACGACACCGATAGCGGCTTGTCCCATTTGACCAGGTATTGCCTGAGTAGAGGGAACATAGACTTTTTCTGTTTTGACAACAATCTCACCGATACCCGTGCCATAGATTTCTGCCAACAACTCAATCTGGTCAATAGACTTGCGAATCTTGTCTACTTTGAAGTCTTCCATGAGTTGTGCTTTGATAGCAGCAACATCTAGGGGGCTACCATTGACATCACGAATATCGTCTTGAATGTCAAAGAACTCACCCTGACCAAAGATGGCTTCCATGATCTCGGCATGGCGTGTCTCTACGGCTTGTTGGGTGGCAGGGGTAACGATACGGCTACGTTCTGACTCACGGGTTTTGTCTTGGGCATCCCACTCGCCATTGAAGATGCGCTCGTATTCTAGCCAATCAGTTAGGCAATTGACATCTCTCCAATCCCTCCATCTATCACAATGGTTGACAACAAAGTTAACTATCTCTTTGTCTGAGTCGCTAGGTTCTTGGAATTCCATTCTTATACCCCACTAATAATATCTACAGGTTGCCAATCCTCACTGTCATCTTCTTCCATGTAAGATGTAACAGCCAGTTGGTCAATGTAACTGAGGGAGTCAGGCAAGTCATCATGGACTCCTTGAGCAGGGAACAGGATTAACTGGTCTACAAACTCATCCCAATCTTCTTCCGAATTTAACACAATTCTGCCATGCTCGAACCTACCTTGTAAAGCCCAGATGATTCTGTCTGCTTTTTTTCTATTCCCGTGGGTCAAATCCACGATGTGGGCATAGGTGTTGTTCTTTCGCATCAAGTCTGAAAGATAGGGCAAAACAGCGTTTTTTAACGCCCCCCTCTCTATCCCAACACTTAAAGGGCGATAGTCTCGAATGGCAATCAGTATCTTAGAGGCGGTCTCTCGGATGTCCCAACGTCCATGTTCAATCTTCTCAACAAACCATTTCCCATCGTCTGTAACCTTAACGATTGAGATAGCAGACTCGTCTAACCGCTTCTTAGCATTAGCGGCTTGTTTGGCAACTTCCTCGAACCCTGCTAGGTCAACAGCGATGTAATAGCTTCCATGTTCAGGTTTAACCCCGTATTTGATCCACTCTTCCTTGAAGATGTCCGAACCCGCATTGGTAAACGAAGCCATGTATTCTTGCTTAAAAGCAAAGCTACTCAGGGTCTTTTTGGCAGATTCAATCTCTTTTGCGTCAATCAAGGGGTTATCAGCAGTGGTGAAGTGCCATGACTTCCAATCCGGATCATCCTCTGACTCGCCCAACTTAAAGGTATCGTAGAACCAGTTTCGTCCTTTGGGAGTGCCAATAAACAATGCTCTCCCCCGTTTATCAGACAAACTTGCTCGAATGACTTGTTCCCAAGCCTCGGGCTTAATGTCGGCAACCTCATCGAGAACGGCATAGGTCAATGAGACTCCACGAAGGGTATCAGGTCTATCCGCACCACGAACGTATATCCTAGCCCCGTTTATCAGGGTAATGTCCAAGTTGTTCACATGGGAAGACTGAATAACCTCTCTACCAAGGTCTAGCAGTAAGTCCCAGATAATCTGTCTTGATTGTCCCATAGTGGGACTAACGTAGAGAACCGCAGAGCCTTGTGGACACTTGAGTCCTTCTATCAGTAGGGTAACTGCCGCCATACGTGACTTACCGCATCTACGCCCAGCAGCCACAACCTTGAACCGAGTCGTATCCTTAAATACCTCTTGTTGCCAAGGAAGCAGAGAGAAGTTCAGATCAGCCATATTTAGCCTCTACGTCGTCTACAGGGGTTGTATCAATTACTGTTGGTTCTTGCCCTAAACCAGTGATATTGATGGTTACAGCACTTCTCTGAGACTTGTCCTTTTCAAACAAAGAAACAGGAAGAGTCCTATCAAGACACATCTTCAAAGCAACCAATTGATGGGGATGCTCATCATTAAGGGCTATCTCAATAACCTTCTGAGCCACATCCTTACCACCACTCCTAATCATTAGCTCTTTAAGCTCCTTGAGACGTTGATGGTCTGTCTTAGGTAGTACTAGGGGTGGATTGTCAGCAAACCTCTGTATGGTCATCTTGACGCTCCCCTTGGGTCTTCCTCTTCCTCTTTTTTCCATTTTGTCCTCCTTGGAATGGATTAGTTCATTTTAGCTTTTTCTGAGGGATGGTGGCTCCACAAATATCTACGCACAGACGCTACCCCCTCCCCCCCATACATCTCCTAGGGTTTACCCTCATGTCTTTTTATACAGTACTGTCCAGGCATACAGATCAGGGTTTTCCCTACTGTACAAATAACCAGGCAGCTAAATGCGAATGATTCTCATTAACGTTTCATGCAAGTGGGAAAGAGTGATGCACCTTTTTGGTGTTACTTGAATCTTATTGAGAACTATTCGCATTCCCTCTTCTTACTCTTCCCTTAGTGTTTACCCTACCATTGAATCCTCTGTTTGGGGTTGTTGGTTGTTTACCGAGATTCCTAATGAATCCAAATTCATGTTGGGTCTAAACCCTTTGTTATAAGCCCATTGGTACAGGTCTAGGACGTTCTCAAAGCCCTTGGTTAAATCACCTTGACCCGCAGACAACAAAATGATTCTTTGAGGGTCTGTGAGGATTCTCAGGAAATTTCTAGTGTTGGGGCTTGAGGGTCTCGCCATTGTCCAAATATCCTAATAAATTGAATTAATTTAATTATTGCATACTTTAATTCTAAGGGTAAACACTCATAGGGTTTTGGAGGGGTCAATAGAATCAACAACTTACGAGAGTTGGCACGATTCTTCCCTGCTATATATATGAGAGGGTAAGATTTTCCTCTCTTTTATCAACTCTCAATAGGTGTAAAAATGCGTTGTACTTACAAATACGAATTCCCAGACTTTGACTATGACATCCCTCAATTGCCAGAGGGTTTTGTAGATGTCTCTTGGCACAATGACGTTTGCCCATCCTTTTCTTGTGATCTAAACGAGACACAAGAAATGGTTGTTTGGGTCAACTATGCGGACGAGGACAGAAGGGAATGCGGAGGAAAACAGTTTGCTTTTGTCATTAGGGACATTGATGGCGAGGATACCTTCAATTTTCAATGCGAACTAGAAACAAATTCTTGGGATGAAATCCTAAACAAAATCAGCTCAACCATTGAAGGGGTAAAAGCATGAACGACAACCACAAAGACATCCTAACCGCCATCTTGGTGGGTCTTACCCTCTGTGTGGGCTTGCTTGCTTACTTTGACATTTTGGTCAAATAAAGCTTGCTGCAAGGGTTATCCCTAGTTCACCAGGTGTTCGCAAATCACTAAAATTGCATTCTCAAATCAATTTAACAGGTGTCAACATGAAAACTCTTGAATTAAACGAAGACTATCAAAACGATTTTGATGGCAAATATGGCTTTGTTTTTGACCATACTTTTCTGACTAACCCAATCACATCATTTTGCGGTAGGTTTTCA